CCGCCGCTGGCAGCCAGGATGCCCAGGGGCTTGCCGGAGCCATCCCCGGTAAAGAAGGCTTCCTCCTCCTTGGCGCCGATACGGCGGGCAAACTCACGGGAGATGTAGCTTTCCAGGTCAAAGACACTGTCGTTTAACAGTTCCTCGGAAACTTTAATCATCGTCCCCAGCTTGTACGCCCCGATGGACACCTGGCCGAAGGAATCATCGCTCTCCGTGTAGGCACCTTCCTCATCGATCCAGGATGCGGTACCCTTGGTCGCCACTACCGGGATCTTCCGGTCGCCGCTGGATGTCTGGATCACCCTGGCAAGCTGGCGGAATACATTTTCCTCTTCCAGTGCTTCCACCAGGGTACGCTCGTACTCATCCGGCACCAGATAGCCGCCCTCGGAATCCGTACCAATCTGCAGCGCATTCACCACAGAGGTCATCGGAGCCTTGGAACGCATCATGTTCCAGAAGTTCTGGCGGTACTCATCGGTGGCGCGCCCGGTCTTTGCATCCTCCTTGCCGCTCATGGGCTTACCCGTCAGGGGCTTGTTCACAGGGCGGTTCAGTTCTGCCTCCAGCGCCTCCTGGCGTTCCAGGCGGGCGATCTCCTTGCCCAGGTCGGTGATTTCCTGCTCCATGCGGGTATAGGCGGCGTCATCCTCGGCGGACAGGACGCCTTTGTCGTTTCTGTGGGAATCCAGAAAGGCTTTCGTGGCTTCCCAGGCTTTGGCGCGCTTCTCGCGCAGTTCAAGAATCGTCATAGTGGTATCCTCCTTAATGTTTCAAAAGATTGAGCCGCTCGTAGAGACTGTCTACGGAACGGCCCTTGGGTTTGGAATCTTCGGTTTTCTTAGGGTTGGTTTTACACTTTGCCGCGATCTTATCCATCAGGGAATTGACCACAGCGGCTTTGGAATACAGCATGGAAACCGCAGGCGGCTCCATGTCCTCCGGGATCTCCGCCCGTGCCAGGACATCATCGGCAAAGCCAAGCTCCACCGCCTTGTTCGCGTCCATCCAGGTTTCCGCGTCCATCAGGTGGGACAGCTTGGCGCGGGACAGCCCGGTCTTAATCTCATAGGCGTTAATGATGGAATCCTTCACACTGCCAAGCATCTCGATGGCTTTCTGCATCTCTGCGGTGTCACCCATGGCCACCGTCATGGGATTGTGGATCATCATCATGGACACCGGACTGACCAGTACTTTTGTACCAGCCATAGCAATGACCGAGGCTGCGCTGGCTGCGACGCCATCGATCTTCACGGTCACGTTGTGCGGATAATCCATCAGCATGTTATAGATCTGGGCAGCCGCCACACAGTCCCCGCCTGGGCTGTTGATCCAGACCGTGATGTCGCCGGAGCCTGCCATCAGTTCTTCTTTGAAAAGCTGGGGCGTGATATCATCGTCAAACCAGCTTTCCTCGGCGATGGTGCCGTTGAGGAACAGCGTCCGTTCCGCCGGAGCTGTCTCCGTCGCCGCCTGGTTCTTCCACTTCCAGAACTTCTTCATCGGGTTTTTCCTCCTTTCCCGTTTGTGTATCTGCAAAAGCCCCGGCGTTTCCAAGCGGGAGCATATTGCCATTGATCAGGTACAGGTCTCCGCCTTCCTCGGCTGGGATGCGGTCCATGTTCTCCAGTTCCCGGATGTCATTGGCACTCATCCAGCCGTTCTGCCTTGCGGTAGCGTAGCCGGACATCCTGCTGGCATAATCGCCCCGGAGCAGCCCTTCCACGTTGAACTTGGCAAAATACCGTTTCTTTTCCTCCGGGGAAAAGAGCGTCCTCTGGATGGACTGCTCCCAGCGCACCAGCCAGGGTTCCAGCGTGTATTTCACGAACTCCAGTGACTGCTGCTCAATGTTGGAAAAGCTCGACTTCTCCAGGTCGCCCACCATGTGGGGCGGCACCCGGAAAATCCGGGCGATCTCATTGATCTGGAACTTCCTCGTTTCCAGAAACTGCGCCTGTTCCGGGGAGATGCCGATGGGCGTGTACTTCATGCCCTCTTCCAGCACGGCAATCTTATTGCTGTTGCCGCTGCCGCCGAAGGTGGACTGCCAGCTTTCCCGGACACGCTGCGGGTCTTTGATGGTACCCGGATGCTCCAGGACGCCGCCAGGAGCTGCGCCGTTGGCAAAGAACTTTGCCCCGTATTCCTCACAGGCAATCGCCATGCCGATGGCGTTCTTTGCCATAGCGATGGGGGAATAGCCCACCAGCCCGTCAAAGCCAAGCCCTGGGATGTGCAGCACATCGAAGGGGCGCAGGTTTACGGTCACGCCCTTCATGGTCGGCGCGTCATCCATGCTGACGGTGTATTCGTAATAAAGCTGTCCCTTGCTGTCACGATCCACCGTCATCCGGTCCGGCATTAGCGGATAGAGGGCAATAACCTCGCCCTTGCCGTTCCGGATAATCTGGGCATAGGCGTTGCCCCACAGCAAAAGGTGGGTCATGAGCGTTTCCCGGAACACGAAGGAACTCATCTCCGGGTTTGGCTCGTCATGCAAAAGCAGATACAGCGGATGGTCAAGTGCTTTTTCCTTGCCGCCGTCCTCCTTATAGCGGTAAAGGTGCAGCGGCAGACCTGCCACTGCTTCCGCCAGGATGCGGACGCAGGAGTACACCGCCGTCATCTGCATGGCAGACCGTTCATTTACCCGTTTGCCCGCAGTACTTCCTCCAAAGAAAAAGCTGTAGGCACTGCCTGCAGTACGGTTCTGGGGCTTATCCCTGGAACGGAAAAGCCCGGAAAAGATACCCATATCGAATCACCGTCCTTTCAGATAAACAAAAGGCCCCGGCTGTCATAAACCGAAGCGCCTGTATCGTTGCCACAGCGGATCGCACGGTCAAGCCCCATGATGGTGGCAATCGCGCCGTCAATCTTCTCTGTGGATTTTTCCTTGTCCGCTTTGATGTTGCCGGCCGGGTCGGTGCGGATGAAGATGTTGTCCATCATCCACCGCAGCACCGGGTGTCCGCCGTGGGCGATTTTCTCCTCCAGCACCAGCTTCATCAGTTCCTTGGTCGGCGGGGACATATCCTTAAAGCCCTGCCCGAAGGGGACTACCGTAAAGCCCATGCCCTCCAGGTTCTGCACCATCTGCACAGCGCCCCAGCGGTCAAAGGCGATCTCCCGGATATTGAACCGCTCGCCCAACTGTTCGATGAATTTCTCGATGTAGCCGTAATGGACAACATTTCCCTCGGTGGTCATCAGCGTCCCCTGGCGTTCCCACAGATCATAGGGAACATGGTCGCGCCGGACACGCAGGTCAAGGGTTTCTTCCGGTATCCAGAAGTATGGAAGGATCACATATTTGTCATCTTCATCCTCCGGCGGGAACACCAGCACAAAAGCCGTGATGTCTGTGGTGGATGAAAGATCCAGCCCGCCGTAGCAGATGCGCCCCTCCAGATCATCCTCGGAAACTGGGAATGCACAGGCGTCCCACTTGTCCATCGGCATCCAGCGGACAGACTGCTTTACCCACTGGTTCAGCCGTAGCTGCCGGAAAGCGTTCTCCTCGCCGGGATTCTGCTGGGCGGATTCACAGGCGGCTTTGACCTTATCAATACCCACCGTAATACCGAGGGGGGGGTTTGCCTTCTTCCAGACCTTGGGGTCCGTCCAGTCCTCATCCTCGGCAGCGCCGTAAATGACAGAATAGAAAGTAGGATCGACCTTCCTGCCTTCCGCGATATCAATGGCTTTCTGGTGTACCTCGTAGCAGATGGAGTTGGTGTCGTTGCCTGCTGTGGTGATCAGGAAATATAGCGGCTGCATCCGAGCATCGCCGGAGCCTTGGAGCATGACGTCAAAGAGTTTCCGGTTGGGCTGGGTGTGCAGCTCGTCAAAGATCACGCCGTGGGTATTAAAGCCATGCTTATTCGCCACGTCCGCCGACAGCACCTGGTAGGAACTGTTTGTGGGAAGGTATGTGATCTTCTTCTGGGATTCCAGGATCTTTACCCTCTTGGAAAGCGCCGGACAGAACCGCACCATATCC